ACGGATACAACATTCGCTAATGATGGTGATGAAGGTGGTGGTCATACTCTAAACTTAGATATCCATGGTAGTAATAATTCATTATCGGGGTATCAACGAAATGGTAATGCTAATCTATATTCATCACATACTGCTACCGTATATTTTTACTCAGATAACAATTCATTCTATGTAGTTCAAGAAACAGACGGAACTAAAACTGCTACCTTAAAAACAACCAACGATGGAAACACAGGTTCTTTAAACCAAAGTGGATCAGGTGCTCATAACGCATCAGTAACATTAACAGGATCATATCCTACAACATTTAATTTAACTCAACAAAGTAACTCAGCTCAGTCATATTCATTAACTCAAAATTGTCAGACATCTGCTGGTTGTAGCGTAAACGTTACACAAAATTAGATGAGACTAACTTCTATATGGACATGTATTATTGTCCTCATAGTATTAATTGGTGTCCGTATCTCGGATCCTGAGATAGTAGAACAATTACGAGTAATCAACTTCGACTATTATCAAAAAAACGAAACACAAGTCAAAAATGATAGTATTTTTCTATTAGACATAGGTGAAAAGTCGTTAGAAACATATGGTCAATGGCCATTCCCTAGAACACAATTTGCTCAGATGATATCTGATTTAAGAAATGCTAATGCTGGGATCATAGCGTTTACTCCAATGTTTCCTGATGTAGATAGATTCGGTGGTGATGAAGTATTCGCATCATGGATTAAAGATAACGGTGTTGTCATGTCATCTACTACCTCATCTAAAGGTCTAGAGAGTATAGCTCCTCATGTAGGGACTGCTACTTTAGGTGATGGTGATGCAACTACCTTTGCATATAGATACAAGTCAGTAGTAAATAGTATTCATAGTATAAATGCAGATGGATCCGGAATGTTGTCGTCATCTCCAGAAGTAGATGGGTCAGTTAGACGAATACCCTTAGTCATTTCAGTAGATAATAAATTATATCCGAGTTTCGCTATGGAGACAGTTCGTGTCATGGCTGATAAGAAGTCATACACAATGAAAGTAGAAGAGACTGGTATAGAGAACATGAGAATACCTCCTTACGAACCTGTAAAAACAGATTATACCGGTTCAGTTTGGATTGATTGGTCTAATACTTTTGATAGAATTGAATACGGTGATACACTTACAGACTTACAAGGACGAACAGTTATTATTGGTGTGACAGCAGAAGGTATAGCACCTTTAGTTACTACTCCGTTAGGACTAAAATATCCACATGATATTCAAGCATCTGTTATTCATACACTTACAGGTGGTAAACAGATTAGTAGGAGTCAATTGGTTCAGATGGGTGAGGTAAGTCTATTGTTTTTTGCTGGTCTTCTAATTCTTCTTTCTGTATACTATCTACCTCAACTTGTATCAGTTGGTTTTTTTGGTGGTGTTGTATTCGCCTATTTCTGGATTGGGTTTGAAGCATTTGCTTACGGAATTTTGTTCGATTTCTCATACGCACTTATCCTGTTTATAATTCTATTTAGTCATTCTAGTTTTAACAACTTCTATATTCAGTTCAAACTAAGACAACAAATCAAAGGTCAGTTCGGTACTTACTTAAGTCCTGATATGGTCGACATGTTAGTCAAAGACCCATCTCTAATGAAACTAGGTGGTGACAGAAAAGAGATGACATTTTTATTCGCTGACATAGTCGGATTCACTCCCATATCAGAGAGCTATATGAAAAATGATGACCCTGAAGGATTAGTAGAATTAATCAATATGTTCTTAGATCGATTCACTAAGATAATACTAGCTAATGGTGGTACCATTGATAAGTATATGGGTGATTGTATTATGGCATTTTGGAATGCGCCTCTACCATGTGAGAATCATGCTGAGTTAGCTGTTAAGTCTGCTATAGAGATAGAGATAGAATGTGAGAAGATGAACAAAGAGTTGATTGAACAAGGTCTAGACTTACCGTCAGTTAAAATGGGTACAGGTGTGAATACAGGACCATGTATTGTAGGCAACATGGGGTCAGAGTCGAGATTCGACTATTCGGTAGTGGGTGATGCAGTTAACTTAGCTGCTAGATTAGAAGTTCAAACAAGAACTTATGATACTCCGATTCTTATATCTTCCTATACTAATGATTGTCTTGATATACCTTGTGAAAGGTTAGACGAAATCAAAGTTAAAGGTAAAGACGAACCTGTCGAAATCTTTGCTCCATTTATCAACGGTGAAATCCGTAAACTTATGAAGTAAATACCTTTTTACAAACCTTATTCATTCTCCCTGATTTCATCATCTTATGAAATCTTTTAAACTTATTCTTTATATATGCCATACTAGTATTTATGTCACACAAATGTCACAATAGTAACAGATTTGTGACAATTTCATTTGCTACCACTGGTACACTTTTGTTATACTATGTACATAGTTTGATAATAAAGAGGTAAATAAATTATGAAAACAATGAGAAAACTAGGACTTTTAGATAAAGACTTTTTACAAGTAATAACTGTTATGTTATTCCCTGTAGTGATTGGAGTAATATCATAATGTCAGCAACACTTAACGTTAAAACATTTCAGGATTATCTTATGGATACTGAAGGTAGTATTTCAATTTATGAATCTATTAGAGATAGACATGGAGAAAGTGAGTTTCTTGGTTCTATTTGGACACAAGTAAAGACTAAAGGAATGCTGTCTGATAAACAGATTGACGGTATTAGAGGAACACTTAAATTTCTAGATAAAAAACTTCTTCTAGATACATCTAGAGAAGCATGTAAAGATAATGTTCCGTCAGGATCGTTTGTAGGAAAACTTAAAGAAAGATATGATATGACTCTTAAGTTCAAGGGTGTAAAACAGACAAGAAGAGGATTCTATGTACAGACTTTCGAAGACAGAGCTGGTAATCAGTTAATGTCTTTTTCTGCAGCATCATGTGTTATGTTTGATGACTTCGCTACTACTTTGGGAAAATCATCTGTTGAATTAAAAGAAGGTGATTGTTTTACATGTAGAGGAACAATAAACGCACATACAGTTAATGACTTCAATCCTGAAAAAAAAGTCAAACAAACAATTATTAATAGAGTCAAGTATAAAAATTATCTTGGGAGAAAATCAGATGTTACAGATTAAAAAAGACGACATAAATATTAAAATAACTTTTCTTAGACAAGCAGCTACTAGAGCTCAAGACCCATATTTTAAAGCAATGTGGAATATTAAGAAAGATCAACTATTAAGAAAAATAAATAAATTACATTAATGACAGGTTAAACTGTTATAAATATAATTAGAGAGAGAGACTTTTAAGTCTTTTGATCTACGACTATCGGTGGGACAAACACATTTAGTCTCTTAGGAGACAATACTAATATAATCCACCGAGAGTCACTATGAGGAGTGCAGAATTTTCTGGCTCTATTTTTAACCTTGCTTTAACCAGGAGGTCACTATGACTATCAATGAGCAAATCTGGAGAGATTTATCTCCATTCACGGTCGGATTCGATAATGTTTTTAATAACTTAGACAGAGTCCGTTCAATACCACAATCAAACTATCCACCTTACAATATTCGTAAAGGAGAAGTAGAAGATACTTTTCTAATCGAATTAGCTGTAGCAGGATTTAGTGAAGATGACTTAACAGTAAATGTTAAAGAGAACAATCTTACTATCGAAGGTGATCTTGATTTAAAGTCCTCGGATTTTATTCATCAAGGTATTTCACAACGAAAATTCACTAGGAACTTTGTTCTTGCTGAAGATGTAATTGTGAAGGGGTCAGACCTTTCAAACGGTATATTAACTATACATGCTGAAAGGGTAGTTCCAGAAGAAAAGAAAGCTAGAACTATAACGATAGGTAGTAGTTCGAAGTCATCTAAGAAGGAATTCTTAGCTGAGTAAAAAACTTTTCGGGAGGGGGTTGACCTCTCCCGGATTTGTAGTATAATAGATATATGTTTAGAAAAATAAACTATGTTAATAAAATGATTAATAAATCAGGAGAAGAAAATGGGAATTTGGAATAAATTTGTAACTTTCTTTAATGGTGAACCGACAGGTGAAAGAACGAGAGATGAGAAAGGTAGATTTGTAAAAGATGATCCTTCAACTTCAACTAACGAAGCTTACACGGACGGAAAGACACCAACTAAAGTAAGAAAAACAAAAACTAAGACTGAGACTACCACACGTGGTAGAGGAAGACCAAAAGGTTCGAAGAACAAGCCTAAATAGTGGAAACTATAAATACTCATTATCCACTGTTTGATGACGGACTCTATACAGAAGTCGTTCATCAGAGTGGAGAACGAGCAATCAAAATACTGAAAGGCGTGTATCAAGATGTTGTCTATCAATACGGAACCATTAATATGATTCCTAGAGAAGAGAGCGAGATACCAACAGTAGATTTTGAAAGGGCTGTCAGATCGTGTCCAGAAGCTTTGAAGGATACGATATCTGATGATGAAGAATTTAATCAGTTAATGAGTAAGATACTCATTGAATTACTAGCGAATCAAGGGCTAGAGGAACTAAAAAATGAATTATAGTAAAGAATTTATGGTAAGACTCAAAGAAGAGATTACCTCAGATGAAGGAGTGAAACTAGAAGTATATCTTGATCACTTAGGATATCCAACAGTAGGTGTTGGTCACTTAATCAAAGATACAGACCCAGAGAAGGGAGCTTCTGAAGGTACTTTAATCACACAAACAAGATGTGATGAATTATTTTATCAGGACATAAATATTTGTTTATCTGAATGTGAAAATCAGATGAATGAGTGGGAAAGTTTTCCTGAAGAAGTAAAACTTATTCTAGCAAACATGGCTTTTAATCTAGGTATTACTAGGTTGATGAAGTTTAAGATGATGTTTTCAGCACTAAACGCTGGTGACTACAAACAAGCTTCTATCGAAGGTTTGGACTCAAGGTGGGCAAAACAAGTCTACAATAGAGCTCATAGACTAATGGACAGGCTAAGAATAGCCAAATAAGGAAATATATATTATGGAAATAGATAAACAAATAAGACAATCTCTTATGTTAAAATATCAAAGTGAGATATCGTCTGCAAAGACTAATATCACAATCTACATGAAAAACTCTGTAGGTATCGGTGAGCACTCCGATTTAATAGGTGCTATTGATGAACAGTTAGATATACTAGCTTCGGCGGAAGATAAACTCAATGCAGTTGAGAAACATTTTGAACCACCGAAAGTAATTTGACCCGAATCAATATAATACCAGTAGAAGATTTAACAGACCAGCATTTGATGGCAGAGTATCGTGAACTATTCATGATCGGTTCATCACTTCAAAGGTCTCTTAAATCGACTGATTGGAACAAAAAAAGAATCCCTAAAAAGTTCTCATTGAACAAAGGACATGTCACATTCTTCTATGACAAGGGTAAGTATCTATCTGATAGATATGATAAAATACGAGAAGAACTTAAAAAACGAAAATTCAACTTAGATGACTCAAGGACATTTCATAGTGAAAAATTTCCTGAAGGTTACTATGGTGATTGGACACCGTCTGAAGAAGACATGGACATAGTCCGTGAAAGAATTGAAGAAAGAATACAACAAAAGCCAGAATGGTATAGACATTATGGCATTTCTATAGTACAATAGAGTATATTATGCATTATTACACAAACATTAAAAGATACAAGGACTTTATCCTTGCAAGAGGAGTAAAGAACGGTCAGAGATATCTCAAGAGATTGAAATACGAACCAACTCTTTATATTCCAACTAACAAACAAACAGCTCATAAATCGATAGGTGGTGAGTATTTACAATCTAAGAAATTTAGTTCTCCAAGTCAAGCAAGACATTGGAAGAAACAGTATGACAATACAGGTATAGATATTCATGGTCTAGAACAATGGGAATATACTTACATTGCAGAATCATTTCCAAGTGAAGTTGAATTTGATATAAAGAATATTAACATACTTAACATTGATATTGAGTGTGAATGTGAAGGTGGGTTTCCGGAACCAACAGAAGCAGCAGAACGAGTCAATGCAATAACAATGAAACTCTTTGGACATAAAGAGACTCATGTAATTGGTATTGATAACTTTGACTATAAGACAGACGACAAAGATGTCATTTATCATAAGTGTAAAGACGAGAGAGAACTGTTACAAACATTCATGAAAGTCTGGGATCATTTAGAACCAGATATCATTACAGGTTGGAATGTCGAAACATTCGATATTGCTTATCTTGTCAATCGTATTTGGAAACTATTTGATTGGGATACTGTTTTACAATTATCACCACATGGATTAGTTACATCAAGAGAATGGTTGTACATGGGTCAGAAGAAAATGATATCATACAACATTGCAGGTATCTGTATCTTAGATTACTTAGAAATGTACAAGAAGTTTACATACAAAACAAGAGAGACATATCGTCTAGATCATATTGCTGAAGTAGAATTAGGTAAGAAGAAAATCGATTACTCAGAGTTCGGTGCAATGCATCTATTCTATAGAAATGATTATCAGAAGTTCTTAGACTATAATATTCGTGATACAGAACTTGTTGAAGAACTAGATAATAAGTTACAACTTATGGAATTAGTTATCACTATGGCTTATCAAGCAAAGTGTAACTACGAAGATGTATTCGGTTCAGTAAGATATTGGGATTTAATTATATACAACTTCTTGAAGAAAAGAGGTATGGTTCCACCACCGAAAAAGTTAGCTCAAGATTCTAGAATTGTAGGTGCTTATGTAAAAGAACCACAGATAGGTCAACACAATTGGGTTATGTCATTCGATTTGAATAGTCTATATCCACATTTAATTATGCAATACAACATGAGTCCAGATACATATCAGAAGAAGATATTTAATCAAGAGATAAGTGTCAGTAAACTATTAGACGGTGAAGTAGACACTAGTATGTTAACTAATACAACAGTAACACCAAACGGAGCTCTATTCAGGACAGACAAACAAGGATTCTTACCAGAACTCTTAGAAGAGATGTATGATCAAAGAGTATTGTTTAAGAACAAGATGATTCAAGAACAAATACGATTAGAGACAATTCCAAAAGAAGACTTAGTTGCACGAAAAGAATGTGAGTATTCGATTGTCAAATATAATAACAATCAAATGGTCAGAAAGATTTCACTTAACAGTTGTTATGGTGCTTTAGGTAATCAATACTTCAGATACTTTAACAGAGAGATTGCTGAAGGTATTACTACAGCAGGTCAGTTGAGTATCAAATGGGTAGAGAAAGCTGTTAACGGTTATCTAAACAAAGTATTAGATACTGAAGATGACTATGTTATTGCAATCGATACTGATTCAATCTATGTATCATTCGACAAATTGGTTACTAAAGTAAATCCAAAGAATCCGATTGACTTCTTAGATACGATAGCAAAAGAGAAGTTCGAACCAATGATTAATGAATCGTATGAACAACTTGCTTCATACATGAATGCTTATCAGAACAAAATGGAAATGGGACGAGAGGTCATTGCAGATAAAGGTATCTGGACAGCAAAGAAAAGATACATTCTAAATGTACATGATTCAGAAGGTGTGAGATATAGAACTCCAAAACTAAAGATGATGGGTATCGAAACAGCAAAGTCATCTACTCCAATGTGGTGTAGAAAAAGACTTGAAGAAGGTATTAAAACATTAATGACAGGTACAGAGAATGATGTACATGAGTTCATACTAAACTCAAGAGAAGAGTTCGGTAAGTTACCAATAGAAGAAGTATCATTTCCTCGTGGAGTGAGTGATGTCAAGAAATATTACAACGCAGCTTCTATATATAACAAAGGAACTCCAATTCATGTCAGAGGTTCGCTTCTTTACAATCACTTTTTGCATAAATACAATATAGACAAGAAATATCCTGTAATACAGAATGGAGAAAAAGTGAAGTTTTGTTATATGAAACTTCCAAATATAATGAATGAAAATGTTATTTCATTTGTCTCTACACTTCCGAAAGAATTCAACTTAGATGATTATATTGATTACGATTTACAGTTTCAAAAATCATTCATTGAACCACTCGGAGTAATATTAGATAAGATTGGGTGGACTACTGAACCAGTAAGTACACTTGATTCATTTTTTGGGTAAGTATTAATTGCCCATAGGGGTAGTTAATGTACGAGTATAAAGTAAAAATAGTAAAAGTTGTAGACGGTGATACAGTTGATTGTGATATCGATTTAGGTTTCGGAGTCTGTTTAAAAGACGAGAGAGTTAGAATGATGGGGATTGACACACCAGAATCTAGAACTTCAGATGAAGTTGAGAAAGTATTTGGTAAGGCAGCTAAACAAGCTCTAATAGGCATGTTAGGTGAAACAGCAGTATTGAAAACACAAATCAACAAAAACGGTGAAGACATGAAAGGTAAATTTGGTAGAATACTAGGTGACTTTGATTGTGAACATAATGGTGTAATGAAAGGAGCTACAGAACATCTAATTGATGATGGTCATGCAGTTTCATACTTTGGTGGTTCTAAAGAAGAAGTACTAGCAGCACACATGGTTAACCGAAGAAGATTGATTGATGAAGGACATATCGAAATGACTCATGAAGACGCAGGTCTAAATGAAGACTTGACAGATACCGATTCGGTAGTATAATAGATATATGACTTCAATAGAATATATCTTTATGGCATTTCATTTGGTCACATGGACGGGTCTAGTTCTTCTAAGTGTAGAAATACAGTCTTGGAAGAAAGAGATTCGTTCACACATTGACTATGACAATAGTCTAAGAGCTATGAGGAAAAATCATAGAAATAAATAAATAAATTATGGAGATAATATATAATGAGTTATTTGAAAAACTTAATAAAAACAACAGGTAATGAGTTCGCTTCTATTGTAGAAGACGGAGTACAAGCAGCTGATGTCACTGGATACATTGACACAGGTTCTTATATTTTTAACGCACTCTTGTCTGGTGACATTTACAATGGATTACCAAACAATAAGATTACAGCATTAGCTGGTGAGTCTGCTACTGGTAAAACATTCTTCGCACTTGGAATGTGTAAACAATTCTTAAATGATAATCCTGATGCAGCGGTTATCTATTTCGAATCAGAAAGTGCAATCACTAAAGACATGATTGAAGAAAGAGGAATCGACTCTTCAAGAATCGTCATTGTTCCTGTTACAACAATACAGGAATTCAGAACTCAATCAATTAAGATTATTGATCAATATATCAAAGACAAGTCAGACATGAGAATGTGTTTTGTACTTGACTCATTAGGTATGTTATCAACAACTAAAGAGATTGAAGACACAGCATCTGGTGCAGAGACTAGAGATATGACAAGAGCTCAGTTAGTTAAAGGAGCTTTCAGAGTATTGACTCTTAAACTAGGTAGAGCAGGTGTACCATTAATCGTGACTAATCATACTTATGATGAAATGGGTTTGTTTGCTAAGAAAGTTATGGGTGGAGGTTCAGGATTGAAATATGCTGCTTCATCAATTATATTCTTATCTAAGAAAAAAGAGAAAGACGGAAAAGATGTTATTGGTAATATCGTTCATTGTAAGAATGAGAAATCAAGACTTACAATCGAAAACAAAATGGTTGATGTAATGTTGTCTTATGAGAAAGGACTGGACAGGTACTATGGATTACTAGAACTAGCAATCAAGTACGGTATCTTTACACAATCATCTACACGAGTTCAACTTCCAGACGGAACAACACAATTCGGTAAAACTATTAACAACAATCCTGAGAAGTATTTCACACCAGAAATATTAGACAAACTTAACGACGCAGCAAAAGAAGAATTTTTATATGGCAACACGACTAGAACAGACGATACTGAAGAATCTGATAACGAATGATGCATTCGTAAGAAAGACTTTACCTTACATTAAGAGTGACTTCTTTCAGGAAAGAGACGAAGAGTTTCTTTTCAAACAAATCAGAGAATACTTCTTAAAGTATCAAACTCCACCAACAACGGAAGCACTTATCATTGATATTGATGAAATGGAAGGTGTTGATCAACAGTTGATATCCGACTCATTGAACTTAATCAAAGACATAAAGTTGGATGATAGTAAAACACCAGACGAATGGTTAGTTGAGTCTACAGAGAAATGGTGTAAAGACAGAGCAGTTTACAATGGTGTAATGAGTTCTATTGCTATCATTCAAGACAAAGACGGTCAGTCAGGACAGATACCAGACATTCTAAGAGAGGCATTATCAGTATCTTTTGACAGTAATATTGGTCATGACTTCTTAGAAGATTGGGATCCTAGGTATGAGTTCATGCATAGAGAAGAAGAAAGAATTCCTTTCGACTTAGACTTGATGAATAAAATCACTAAAGGTGGACTTCCAAACAAGACATTGAATATCTGTATGGCAGGTACTGGTGTTGGTAAATCTTTATTTATGTGTCACATGGCATCAGCTTCATTACTTCAAGGTAAAAATGTATTATACATTACAATGGAAATGGCTGAAGAAAAGATTGCTGAAAGGATAGATGCAAATCTACTTGATGTTTCATTGAATACAATGAATGACTTACCAAAGATGATGTTCGAAAAGAAAATCACTAGAGTCAGAGAGAAGACTAAAGGTAAATTAATCATAAAAGAATATCCAACAGCAACAGCACATAGTGGACATATTCGACATCTATTACAAGAACTTGATTTGAAGAGAGACTTCAAACCAGAGATTATCTTTATTGATTATCTAAACATCTGTGCTTCATTCAGAGTAAGACCAGGAAGTAATGTTAATACATATACTTACATTAAAAGTATTGCAGAAGAACTAAGAGGTTTAGCAGTTGAATTTGATGTACCAATTATGTCAGCAACACAAACTAATAGAACAGGTTTTACTTCAACTGATGTCGGACTAGAAGATACTTCAGAGTCATTTGGATTACCAGCAACAGCAGACTTCATGTTTGCTTTGATATCTACAGAAGACATGGAAGAACTAGACCAAGTAATGGTTAAACAGTTGAAGAATAGATATAACGACTTAGGACATCATAAAAGATTTGTACTAGGTATCGATAGGTCTAAGATGAGACTATATGATTGTGAACAATCTGCTCAAGATGAATTAGTAGACATAGGTCCAATCATGGATCAAACAGAAACAGGTAAGAGAATAAGTAGTGAGAATACTCAGAGTTTTAAATACTAATATGAAATGTTATCATTGTAATGAAGATTTGATATGGGGTGGTGATCAGGATATAGAAGATGAGAGTGGTCGAACAATCGGTATGGAAACTAACTTAAAATGTTCTAAGTGTGAAACAGAAGTAACAGTATATCTACCAAAAGATATGATTAAAGAAGCATTAGGGTTGACAACAGGGGTACTATTATAGTATACTAACAGTATGGAAAATAGAAATGTAAGACAAATATTCTTAGACATGGACGGCGTTCTAGCTGACTTTCATTCTAAGATATCAGAAATGTTAGGTGAGAAAGTGTGGAATGACAATAGAGGTCATGATACTTATGATACTCACAAAAGAGAGTTAACTGCTAAACACATGTTTAGAAGAATGGACCCTTTACCTGATGCTTGGATGTTAACCGATTGGTGTTTAAATTCAGGTATTCATACAGAAATCTTAACTGCAGCTGGTACAGTAAACAGAGAGATTGTTGTTAGAGATAAAATTGAATGGATTAGAGAACATGTTAATCCTTATTGGACTATAATTCCAACATTCAAAGGTAGTCAGAAAGCAGCATTTGCTCATAAGAAAGCAGTATTGATTGATGACAGAGATAGAAATATAGAATGTTGGGAAGAAGCTGGTGGAATTGGTATTCTACACACCTCTGCTGAAGATACTATAAATAAGTTAAATGAACTCATTAAATGAAAAAGATAGTGGGACTATTAAAAGTAAGTCCCTAGTAGAACTTCTCAATCACAAAGTTGACTTGAAGAAACAACTCATTGAGTTGAAAAAAACTAAAGAACCCAACGAAAAAATAATAAAGGAACTTTCAGAAGCAATTTTTGATATAGAACTTTTCCTAAGTAAGCATAGAATTCAAAAATAGTATTGACATAAATACTACTATGAAGACTTTCGCTCAAATAAACGAATATCACACAAGTCCCGATAAGATCGATAAACTAGTGCATCCCGGTAAGTTGGATGCAAAACGACTTGCACAACTTAAAGGTGATTACTCAGCTTATAAAGATATAGACTTTGATTCGTTCCTTAACAAACCTTTCCCTAAAAATTCATCTACTGAAACATTTAACGAATTAAAGTTATTAATGTCATTAGGTCAGTTCCGTACACAATGGGAAGACGAGATGGTTATGTACGACACGAAGGTAATAAAACCTTTCAAAGACTATTGTGATGCCTACGGTATTGAAGTAGACTTTACTAGAATTAAACACTTGATGACTCAAACGAATCCGATTCTACTAGCATTAAAGAAAAAATATAACAGACCTAGACCAGTAGTTTTAGCTAAGAATTTAGGTTTATCAATGACATTCTTCCCTCTAACAACATCTAAGACACCGTCATACCCCTCAGGACACGCTACACAAGGTTATTTAGTTGCTCTATTAGTTGCTGATGAATTACCATTAGAACATAGAAAAAATGTATTAAAGACTGGATTACGAATTGGTGAGAGTAGACAGATAGCAGGAGCACATTATCCTTCTGATACTAAGTTTGGTCTTGAATTAGCTAATGAATTTTATAGGTTATCTAAGATGGATAGTCTCGGTGAACCAGAGTTAAAGTTAGAATCAATCATATCAAAATTAAAGGAGAACGATATGATTAATGAACAAACTGTTGTAGCTATTAACGACACATTACCAAAGTCCGCTACAGATAGAACAGAAATATATGAAGGTTGTGCAATCGTTGCTGGAATGAATAAAGGTTTAAAAATATTAGATCATTCTGAGTTTTCTCCAACTTGTAAAACTTGGATAAATGATTTTGTTGAAAATGTTGAAGGTGGTGATAAAATCATCTTAGACTATTGTAATGAATTAGGTTCAGCAATGAAACAGATTGGACCATTTAAAGATTTCATACACAAAAATATAAATAATTACTATAACAACGCACCTTCAATATTTGAAGTACAGAATCCTGATAAAGTTAATACAGCAGATTCTATTATGATTACAAAAGGTTCGAGTTCAGATTTATTTAAAATAATGGCAGAACTGAAAGTATTAGCTAAGTCTGGCCAACATGCAAGAATTAGAACAGAAGGAAGTAAAGTATCTTTATTGGATAATAACGATAGAATAGTTGTTTCATATTATCAAGTGTCATTAAAAAAAGATGCTAAAGCAGGTTCAGCAAGAATAGGTAA